TTAAGCAAATTGTTCCACAGTATCAACATCTAAAAAATAAATATACGTTGCTTTGGGATATGCCTAGCAATCGTGGGTATATTAATATTGTTGCAGTTATGCAAAAATTCTTCGATCAAGCAATTTCTGGAAACTGGTCCTATAATCCAAGCAATTATGAAAACAATGAAGTTCCTGTTTCAGTGATGGCACAAGATCTTCTCACAACTTATAAACTTGGATGGAAGACATCTTATTACCAAAATACATATGATAATAAGACTGATGAAGTTAAGGAGGATAATGTAAGTATTGATGATTTAGTTAAAGAACTTTTAGAAGGAGGAGAGGACGATTGTGAATCCTGTAAAATTTAGAATTACTGCAGAGAAAGAAAAAATGATTCAAGGAATGACCGTATTTAATACTCAAGAGGTAGATGCCAAAAAGCAACCTATGTTTTTTGGTTCTCCTCTTGGAGTTCAAAGATATGATTCATATAAGTATCCAGTATTTGATAAACTGACTCAACAACAGTTGGGATATTTCTGGAGACCAGAAGAAGTTTCTTTGCAAAAGGATCGTGCAGATTATCAAACTCTTCGACCAGAACAAAAACATATCTTTACTTCTAATTTGAAGTATCAAATTCTTTTAGATTCAGTTCAAGGTCGTGGTCCTGGAATGGCATTTATTCCTTATTGTTCTCTTCCTGAATTGGAAGCTTGTATGACTGTGTGGGAATTTATGGAAATGATTCATAGTCGTTCCTATACTTACATCATTAAGAATGTTTATTCAGACCCCTCTGAAGTATTTGATTCCATCTTGAATAATGATAAAATTTTAGAAAGAGCATCCTCAGTCACAGGAGCTTATGATGATTTTATTAATTCCGCACAATTTTATGGAAACTCAAATCTTTGGATTCACGCTCAAGAAGGTGCTGGAACTGCAAAGGAAGAAAGATATGAATTAAAAAGAAAACTCTATCGTGCAATTGCAAATGTCAACATTCTTGAAGGTATCAGGTTTTATGTCTCGTTCGCTTGCTCGTTTGCGTTTGGTGAACTCAAACTTATGGAAGGATCCGCTAAAATTATCTCTCTCATCGCACGAGACGAAAATCAACACCTTGTCATTACTCAGAACATCCTCAATAAGTGGCGTGAAGGAGATGATCCAGAAATGCAACAAATTGCTAAAGAAGAAGAGGAATGGGTAAGAGGTGCCTTTGAGAATTGTGTAAATGAGGAAAAGAGGTGGGCAGAGTATCTGTTCAAAGATGGTTCTATGATTGGTCTAAACGACAAACTTCTTTGGAGTTATGTTGAATGGATTGCAAACCGTAGAATGAAGGCAATTGGACTCAAACCACTCTATGATATTTCTGCAAAGAATAATCCACTTCCTTGGACTGAACATTGGATTTCCTCTAAGGGACTTCAAGTTGCTCCACAGGAAACGGAAGTAGAATCTTATGTGGTTGGTGGTATTAAACAAGATATGAAAAAAGATTCCTTTGCTGGATTTCAACTGTAATATGAGGGGTTTCGACCCCTCTTTTTTTATAAATAAAAAAAAGTATTGCTTATTCATATGTCTAGCATTTCTAAGTTTAAAAGAATTTATAGTGAAGGTGTTGCGGCAGAACATCCAGATATTGCAGGACAAAAAGAATTTGCGAATAAGGCAGATGCCGAAATTGCTCGTAGAAGAAAAGAAAGAGCAAAGAAAGCAGGACCACAACTTCCTGGATTTGTTGCTTCGGTAAAGAAAGAAGGAGTTGAAGTAAATGAAAAAATTGACGTAGGTGCTGATGCTGGTAAAACAATCAGTGATTTCGTTCATTCAAAGAGCAAAACCTTTAAGGGGGATAGCAAAAAGCAAAGAATTAAGAGAGCACTTGGTGCTTATTATGCAGCACAGAGAGAGGAAACAGAAAACATTTATAATTATGTAATTGAAACTTTAGTTGATGCTGATTTCGCAGAAGGTTATGAGACTGCTGAAAATATGTTCGAACATATGAGTAGTGAATTTGTAGCAGTTATTCTTGAAGAATATATTGAAGAAAAGGCAAGAGGAACTAGACCAAAAAGAACAGTTCACGCATATGATGTGGATGAGACCTTGTTCGGTCACGGCAAAAAAGGAAAACCAAACGTTCAGGTTCACGTAAAGGATTCATCGGGAAAGAGAGTTAAGAGTTTAAGCAACCAAGAGTTTAATACTCATAAGTTGGAAAAAGGACACTCATATGATTTCAGTGAGTTTCAAAGTGCTAAGAAGTTTAAGGAAACTTCAAGTCCAAATAAGAAAGTAATTAAGGACATTAAGAGAAAACAGGCAAGAGGACAAAACGTTCATCTTGTTACTGCTCGTTCTAAATTTGATAACCCAAGTGAATTCCAAGGACATTTGAAAAAGCACGGTGTTGATATTCCTATGAAAAACATTCACTATACTGGTGGGATGAAAGGTGGTGATATTGGTAAGAAGAAAGTTGATGTTGCGAATGCAGTAGCAAAGCAAAGTGGTGCTAAGAGTATTCATATGTATGATGATGCCGCAAAAGTTCATAAAGCATTTGAGAAAGAGAAGAAAGAAGCACCAACATCAAAGAAAATAAAAACTCATATGGTTGCACCAGATAAAAATGGTGAATCAAGAGTTCGTTCTTATCAAGCAACTAAGAACGAAGAAATGACTTCCTATGAGTATTGGAAGCAATTTATCAAATAATAAATAAGTATATAAAAATACTTTTTGTTGCTAAAAATGAATAAGCAGGACTTGGGTGCTTTAGCAAACTTGTATGAGGAAGTTTATTATCCTCAGGATGTAGAGCAACTTGATGAAGCACCTGGAGGCAAAGCAAGATTTTGGGACAGCAATATGGGAAGATTTGTTGCAAATACAGGTCGTGTTGCTGGTGATATCAGAGATACTCTTTATGGAGACCCAAGTGGTTCAGCATCAAGATTGGCCAGGCAAAGATTGGGGCAAAGATTAACTGGAAGATCAGTTACAGAGTATCCAGACCAAAGAGCAGCAAGAATAGAAAGAGCACAAAATGCTGCAATTGCTGCAGCAGATAAAGCAGAAAAATCATCAAGAACACCAGTACCAGGAACACAACCAGCAGATTCTCGTCCACCAAGACCAGCAGGGTCAGGTTCAACACCTCCACCAAGACCAGCAGCATCTTCAACTGTCCTTGCAAAACAAAAAGGAGTTGAAGGAAAATTAGATAAAGCAACTGGTAAGTTTACTGCTGGTGCTTTTAGTGGTGCAGAGAAGTCTCGTTATTCAAGTGTTGCCACACAAAATGCTGCAAGAAGTTCTGCATCATCAACTTCAACACCAAAACCCCCAACACCAGCAATCGGTAAGTTAGGGAATACTTCATTTGAAAGAAGAACACCAACTTCTGCTGAATTAAGAGCAGCACAAGGAGCAAGAGCATCTGGTGCATCACCAGAAAAGGCACTTCAAGCAGCACAAAAAACCAATCTTCCTACGACTGGTCCTACTCCTGCTGTTCCTGATGTGAAAAGTGCAGCAGCAGATTTGCAGAAATTCACTCCAAGGGATATGTCTAAATACCCACTAAAACCAGCAACTGGTATAAATAATACAAAACCCACTAAAACTCCAACTCCAGGAACAGGAGCACTAAAACCAATGACGCAAAAATCATCTTACGAATGGCCTTCTGCTAAAACAATTAAAGATATTGCAGATGCTTATTCATCAATTTACGAAGCAAAGAAAAAAGTAGACCAGGACCAAGATGGTGATAATGACTTTGCTGATGTAAGAATTGCAAGAATGGTTGCTTCTGGTGTTCCCAAAGCAAAAGCAATTGCTATGGTGAAGGATAAGTCTTACAACGAAGAAGTTGAACTTTGGGTAAATGAACTTGTAGAAGAAGGTTATGACCTCAGTGATTATACTTGGGACGAAATGTCTGAGATTTATCTTGATGAAGCAACAAGAATGCGTAAAGAACTAGGTAAAGAAGGTGAGATTGCAACTCGTCAAGAACTTGCAAGACGTTCTAATGCCTATCAACGTTCTGGTAGTGTAGATAGAACTATTGCAGCAGCAGAAAGAGGTGCTAAGAATCCTTATGTTGTAAGAGGTAAAAATGAAACTGAAGCAGATTATAGAAAAAGAAAACAAAATAAAACTGAAACACTCACAAGACTTGCTTCAAACAGAAGAGGTTCAGTAAGAGACAACCCTCGTGCTGGTCTTAGAGGGTATGCTGCTAAGGTAGAAGGTTCTGATAGAGACCTACAGTCAGCAAGAAGTTCTGCTATGGCAGCAGGGACTCTAACCCCAAGAGAAAGAAAGCAACTCAATAGAGAGGCATATGAAGCATATGAATTTGTGGCATCATATCTTCTTGAAAATAATTTTGCATCAAGAATTGAAGACGCAAATGTAATTATCAATAATATGAGTGAGGGTTGGTTTGAAAGTATTATGGAAGAAAAGAAACCTCTTCCAGTGAAGAGAATGGCTAAACAAGCTAGAAGAATAGCATTTTCACAAGGAGTAGAAGATGCAAGTGATGAAGGTTCTTCTGGATATGTCTCACACTCTAATCCAGATAGAGCTCTAAAAAGGATGGGCAAAGTTGGTGGACCAAAAGTTCAACATCACATTAAAAAAGGTTATGAAATGGGAACTCAACACGATCCATATTACGGAAGAGGAAAGAAGTAGGTAGATATAAACCAAAATACGAAGATTGATATAATATTACAGTTCATTAAAGCACCTTGACAGGTGCTTTTTTTGTGACTATAATCACTCTGTTGGGGTTGAAGATAAGTTATACCTATAAATAACTTGAATATTATTAGGAACCCGAATGAGTTATGAAAACCCTTGGAGATATCAAGGAAGGATATTTGAATCAGAAGATATTCAAGATTATTTTGGGTTTGTTTATTTAATTGAATGTTCTCAAACTAACAGAAAATATTTGGGTAGAAAATACTTTTGGTCTTTTAGAACTCCCAAAGGAAAGAAAAGAAAAGTAAAACAAGAATCAGATTGGAAAAATTATTATGGTTCTTGTCCTGAGTTAAAAGAAGATATTAAAAAGATAGGAAAGGATAAGTTTCAAAGAACTATTTTATCACTTCATAAAACTGTTGGTAAAACCAACTATGAAGAAACAAGGCAATTGTTCTTAAACAATGTCTTAACTGAGTCTCTTGACAATGGCACTCCTGCGTATTACAATAGCAATGTCATGAATCGATATTTCAGGAAGGATTATTTCAATGGGACTTCACATCAAGAAAATATGCAATGATACAATTGACGGTCATATTGATCGTATGCATATCTTGTGTGAAGAAGGAAGAACAAAAGATGCAGAAAGTGTCTATAGTGAAATTCGTGATTGGGTAATTCAAAAAGAAAATCTTGAAGTATTATCTCTTGATTATATTAATGGTTATTTTATGGATTTCTAAATACTGTAATATTATGAGACTTATAATGAGAATTTGATCATGACATTAGAGCCCAGGAAAGTGCCCTCCGAGAGGTTGGGTGTACCCCCTTTCTATTGGGATGTAGAGTTCAATTAATTTAAATGCAAAATTTCTTTACAGTAGCCGTTCCTCTAGTAGCAATGGTTACAACCAATACGGCAACACTGCCTCAAGTGTTTCCTCCTCCCCCTTTGAGTGGTCCTCCACCATTCTCTATTATCCAAGAGGAGCCTACATCAAAGACAGCAATCCGAGAGGTTGCACCAGAAAAGCCAAAAGAGAAAAGGTTAATTTGTAAAGGGTGTAATGAACATGAGAATGCTACCCTGGCATTTTTCCAGGATCGTGGTGTTAAAGACAGAAACGCCCTTGCTACCATCATGGGTAATATTCGTCAGGAATCAACTTTTATTCCTAACATTTGTGAAGGTGGTAGTAGAACCAGTTGGAGTAACTGCGGACGTGGTTACGGACTGATTCAATGGACATCTGCTGATCGTTATTATGGATTGGGTGATTTTGCTAGAAGATTTGGTGGTTCTCCATCAACACTTCACACGCAACTTCGTTATCTGACGACTGAGGTTCAATGGCAACGAATTGAGGACAGGATGAAAACTCCTGGTAAGTCTATCGATCGTTACATGGACTATGCGTATAGTTGGATTGGTTGGGGGCATCATGGTGCCCGCACTTCATATGCTCATGATTATGCATCCCGACTGATCACAGTAGAAGTTTAATAAAAAATGATTGGGTCGGGTTCCGACCCTTATTATAAATACCTAAAAAGTATTAGTTTAATGGAAAAGTTGTTTAAGCAATTAAGTGATGCTCAAGCATCACTTTTTGTTCTATTTCAAAAAACTTGGATCTACCATTGGGATGTGGTAGGTCCTGATTTTCAACAACTTCATACACTCTTTGGTGAGCAATATGAAGCAATGTTTGAAGAAATTGACACTCTTACCGAACATATGAGATACTTAGGTATGAAACCAGTTAGTACTCTTTTAAGAGTTGTAGAAGTATCATCTATTGAACAAGCATCAAATAGTGCTCAGTCAATTGACGCAAATGAAATGGTAAGACAGTTGCGTGATGATAATAAGAAAATTATAGAAATATTTGCAGAAATTTCAGAAGAAGCAGATAGTCAAAAGCAATATGCAACTTCTAATTTAGTACAGAGTTTAATGGAATCTCATGGAAAATTTCATTGGATGTTGAGATCTTTTCTAGAATAAAAATCAATGTTATAATGTAAAAACTTGACAAACTAAGAAGGATGAATCAAAATGTTGAAGGTCAGATGTAAAATGTGTAACAAAGAATTGCACTCTCATCCAATACAAATTAAATGTTGTGGATGTGACAATTTAACCACGGTAAAAGATGATAAAATTACTGCATTAGATTTGAGTTTGGTAGAGTTAATATCAAATTCAAATCAAAAAAATAATTCTTCTTCTCTTTTTTCCAGAGAAGATCTTGAATATCAAGAAGCAAGAAGAAACCGTAAAGTTAGAAAAATGGAGTTTGAAATTAAATGAGTTGGGAATCCCCAAACCTGTCTAAAGGTGATATTGAATTGCTTACAGTTGCATTAGATGAATATCTTTATGCGTCCAATATAGAAATTCCAGATATGCCAAAAATGGAAAAACTATTACATCGATTGGAAGATCATTTGAATAAGTTTTGATTTTTTATATAATTCAAAATAATAAAATTTATAAGTATTAGTATCCTAATGATGCAAAACAAATGGATCAACACACTTACGATAATTGGGTGAAAATTAAAGAAACATTTGAAAAGTCAGGAAATATAAAAAATATGTTTTATATTAGAGCATGTGAGATTGTAAAAACTAAAAAAGATCCTTTTGCTAAATTTCTTGGAGATTACAAATAAATCTTGACTTATCATTCAATATACGATAAACTTATCTTACACTCAGACAATAAATGAAAGAATTTACATTAAAGCAATTTCAAAAAAAATTTGATAAACTTATTGAAAGAGTTGAAAATGGTGAAACATTTAGAATTGTTGATGGTAAAAGAAAAGCAATTATAACTTCATACAAAGATTATAAAGAAACTGAAGACCTGATTCAAATTTATACAGATCACGAAGAAGGTTGTTGAAATTTTTGGGAGTATAGCTTAATGGTTAGAGCGGCCTGCTTATAACGGGTTAGTCTGGGTTCAACTCCCAGTACTCCCATAGTCACGGATGGACTATAACAGAACTGGTGGAGTCAAATACGACCCTATGGAAAATAAGTAATGTGCAAAATACTTAAAGGAGAGTTGTATAGACTCTCCTTTTTTGCTATAATAAAATAAAATTATTTTTAATATGAAAACAGCATTAATTACTGGTATTACAGGACAAGATGGATCTTATCTTGCCGAATTACTCTTAGAAAAAGGATATGAAGTCCATGGTATTATTCGTCGCAATTCTTTAATTAATACTCATAGAATTGATCACATTTATAATCAAATTCATCTTCATTATGGAGATTTGACTGATTCTACCAATCTTGTTAGAGTTATTCAGTTAGTTCAACCAAATGAAATTTATAATCTTGGTGCTCAAAGTCATGTAAAGGTTTCTTTTGAGATGCCTGAGTACACAGGACAAACTGATGCATTAGGAACACTTCGTGTTCTTGAAGCAGTTCGTTTGCTTGGAATGGAAAAAAAGGTTCGTATCTATCAAGCATCTACATCAGAAATGTTTGGATTGGTTCAAGAAGTTCCACAGAAAGAGACTACACCATTCTATCCACGTAGTCCTTACGGATGTGCCAAAGTTTATGGGTATTGGATTACAAAGAATTATCGTGAAGCATATGGCATGTATGCTTGTACTGGTATTCTCTTTAATCACGAGTCACCAAGAAGAGGAGAAACTTTTGTGACTCGTAAAATTGCACAGGCATTTTCTCGTATTTCTGTTGGTATGCAAGATTGTTTATATCTTGGGAATTTAAATGCCAAACGTGACTGGGGACATGCAAAAGACTTTGTGGAAGCAATGTGGATAATGCTTCAGCAAGATGAACCTGATGACTTTGTAATTGCTACTGGAAAACAATATTCAGTCAAAGAATTTGTAAATGCTGCTGGTCCTTATTTTGGTCTTCATATTGAATGGGAAGGTGAAGGACTCGATGAAATTGGAGTTGAAAAATTTAGTAGAAAACCAATTATTCGTGTAGATCCTAAATATTTTCGACCGACTGAAGTTGAGACTTTATTAGGTGATGCCTCTAAGGCAAAAGAAAAACTAGGTTGGGAACCTAAGATTTCTTTCGAACAATTAGTTGAGGATATGTGTATTCATGGGCAATGATTCTAGAATTTTAGTTGCTGGTGCTAATGGAATGGTTGGGTCAGCAATCGTTCGAAATCTTGAGAGTAAAGGTTAAATGAAGTTTCTTACATTTCTGAATAGTGGATGCATTGATATATGCAAAAATATGTTAATTTCTGCTGAAAAGGTAGGAATTAATATGGATGATTTTTATATTGCTTGTTTGGATTCTAATGCATATGAAAATTTAAAAGAATATAAAAATGCTTTTCTTCATATAGATCAACCAATTACGGAATATCAAGATTGGACTTTTGATAGTCAAAGTGGTTTTAGAAATATTGTTAAAATTAAATGGTCTATTATTAGGAAGATTTATCAAGAAAATAAAAATCTATGTTGGGTAGATACTGATATTGTATTTGTTGAAAATCCAATCGAATTAATTGAAGGGCACGAAGAAATTTTATTTCAATCAGATAGTCCAGGTTCTACTCTTTGCTCTGGATTTATGGTTTTTAATGATACTGAAGAATGTGAATCTTTGGTAAATGAATGTGGTTCAAATGAATTTGAAGATGACCAATTGATTGTAAATGAGATTGCTTTAAAAAAATATAGAGATCATATTGCAATATTGAGTCCAGACTTGTTTCCAAACGGACATGTGTACTATAATGAAGACAAAAAAGAAAATGCTGTAATAGTTCACAATAATTGGATGGTTGGTGTTGAAATTAAAATGCAAAAATTTAAGGATGAAAACCTATGGTTCTTATGAAAAATGATGCACTAAGAGTTGCATCAGTATCTCCAACATATCCTCCATATCACACTGGAGAATATCTTGAAGAATACTTTTTTAAGAGGTGGAACGAGGAAAATATTTCTTCTGATAGAAAATATATCGATGTTTTTTGGACAAATGTTTTCTGTAATGCAATGTTTGCTGGAAAGCAATATCATAATATTCAAGAAGAACTAGACTCCGTTTTAAACAGAGATGGAAAATATTTTACAGTATCTCAATTTGATGATGGACCTTTTGAAAAATTTCCAGAAGATACTTTAATTTTTTCTGCTGGTGGAAATCGTGAAGGGGATAATATTATTCCTATTCCTTTGATTTGTGGTTCTATTCCAAAAGAATTAATTCCAAATAAAGAAAAAACTATTCTTGCTTCTTTTGTTGGTTCTAGAAATACTCATCCTATTCGTATGGATATGTGTAATCATTTATCTGGAAAGGAAGGGTATGAGATTTCTGCTGGAAACTGGTCTACGACAGTCCCTATGGACAACTTTAAGAAGTTTCTGGACATAACCTGCTCCAGCAAATTTGGACTTGCTCCAAGAGGTTATGGGAAGAGTAGTTTTAGAATGTATGAAATTCTTCAACTGGGAACTGTTCCAGTTTATATTTCAGATGTTCATTATCTTCCTTGGATAGATGAACTAGATTGGAATGATTTTTGTGTTCCAGTAAATGAAGATGAGATTGAAGATATTGATGCTATACTAAAATCCATTTCTGATGTAGAATATAATGACTTATTGGAAAATGGTAAAAAAGTTTATGAAGAGTATTTTACTCTTGAAGGTATGTTTAAAAACATTATAAAAAGATTATGAAAATAGCACTATTATCTGATTATTCTATATATGAATATAAAAAATACGGAAAAGAAAAATTTTGGTCTACTCCTAGGGGAATATTTGATGCTTTTGTTAGTGATAAAAGAATCGCAGAAATAAGATGGTATCCAACTCCTAGTAATGATAAATCATTTGGTTTTAATCAATTAAAAAAACAATATGATTCTGGTGAATTCATTCCTGATATTATTTTATGGCAAGTTTGTGGTCTAGCACCTGATGAATTGTTTGATAAAAATAATTTTCCAAAAAGCAAATTAGTTGTTGATTGTGGAGATGAACCTCAAACATTTCATTACAATCAAAAAAGAACTAAAAATGCGGATCTTATACTAACACCAGATATAGATTGTTATTTGCATTATAAATCTTTGGGATATTGCACTATATTTACTTCACATTGGACAGATTTGAATATTTACTATCCATCTTTTACTAATTATGAACCATTTGATGTTGTTACATCAATGTATGGAGACAGAGGTGAAGTTGTTAAGTATCTTCAAGAAAAACTTGGATCTTCTTTTTATCTTAAAAATAATTTAAAAGATATTGAAAATGGAGATCTTTATAGAAATGGAAAAATAGTTTTTCAAAAAGCAAGATATGGTGAAGTTACTCGACGTATTTTTGAAGGAATGTCTTGTAAAAAATTGGTAATAACTGATAGACTCGATCCAAATAAACAATTGGAAGATATGTTTATTGAAGATGAGGAAATTGTATTATATTCTACGAAGGAAGAAGCACTTGAAAAGATACAATTTTATTTAAATAATGATCAGGAAAGAAATCGTATAGCAGAAAATGGATATAAAAAAGTGGTAGGTTGCTTTACTACAAAAAATATTGTAGAATATGTTTTAACTGGAAAGGACGAATGAAAAAAATATTACTAGTTTTTGCTGATTATAATGATCAAAGGCAAGATTTTTTCAATGAATATATGTCTCCAAGAAATCAAGAATATGCAGATAAGCATGGATTTGAGTATCTTGAGTTAAAAGAAAATTTATACAAGTATCGTGGAAGTTATACCTGGTTAAAATTTACTGTTCTTGAGCAAATGCTTGATGAAGGATATATTAAAGATGGAGATATTGTAACACATCTTGATGCTGATATGTGCGTTGCAAAAATAGATATTCCATATGAAACAACAAAATCTTTTTCATATTCTATTGATTCTGGAAATACTCATTGTATGGGATCTTTTTCTATTAAAATTAATGAATGGTCTAGACAATTAATTTCAAATATTCTTTCAGAAGATAGATATAAAGAACTTAATGATGTTGTATCTAAACATGAAAGGTTTGGGTATGTGAATAGTTTTTGGCATGAATTTCGTGAACAAGCATCTTGGTATTCACTCGCAGGAATTAAGAGACATTCCGATGAACCATTTTGGAATTTGTCTGATTTTGGTTGGCATTCTGATAAAAATGAATGGACTGTTTATTCATTGGAAGAACTTTATGAACATGTTGAAGTTCTTCCAACTGCTTGGAATGTTACTGAACTTGAGGGGGAATCCAGTTGTGAATTTTTAATAAATAAAACACCAAAAGAAGATGTAATTATTCGTCATTTTGCTGGTGGACAAAAATGGAGAAATGAGTGGTTTGACTTATGAAAAAAGAAAAATTGACAGTAGACTTTGTAGACTTTTGGCCAAATTTTATTAAAACCGATAATTATTTTTATCATCTATTGAGTCAAGAATATGAAGTTGTAATTGAAGAAAATAGACCAGATATTTTATTTCATAGTGTAGATTATCATAACCAAAAAGGACATCTTCGTTATGATAACGGTATAACAAAAAAAGTTTATTTTACAGCAGAACCACCTCATATTCATAGACCCAATTATAATGAAACTCATTTTTCTTTTGGGTATGAGGATACTGGAGATGAAAGAAATTATAGGCTTCCTCTTTGGATCCTTCATCTTAATTGGTTTAATGTTCCTCATGATGATAATAGAGATCAATCGTATCTTCATTCATTGGAAGAATTTTTAGCACCAAAAGATCCAGAAAAAATTCTATCACAAAAACAAGCATTTTGTTCTTTTGTTAATACACAACCTTTTGGTAAAAGAGTAGAGTTTGTTCCAAAATTACATTCTAAACAATTTGTTCATTGTGCTGGGAGAATGTATAATAATACTAATGGAAATATAATTGGTCGTGGTGATCAAAGATGGAAAATTGATTATTTGAAAAATTTTAAATTTAACATTAGTATGGAAAATTGCCCAGATTATGGGTATGTTAGTGAAAAAATAATTCATTCTATGTTTGCAAATTGTATTCCAATTTATTGGGGTTCAAATGCTGTTGTTGGTGATTTTAATGAAGAATCATTTATAAACTGGCACCAGTATGAGGATGATGAAATTGTTGTAGATAAAATTATGGAAATAGATACAAATTATGATTTGTATGCTAAAATAATTAGTCAACCTTGGTTTAAAGATAATAAAATACCAGAGTTTGCAAAACCAAAAAATGTTATTAACTTTATTAAAGAAAAAATCTTAAAATAGGAGAAAAAAATGCCATTAAATCCAAATGCTTCTGAACTTATTGAACGTAGAGGAGATAGGAAAATTTTTATTGAAACGGGAACCGCAGATGGAGATGGAGTTGAATGTGCTCTAAATGCTGGGTTTGAAGAAATTTATAGTATTGAGTTGAATCCAAATCTTTTTGAAAAATGTAAAGAAAGATTTAAAGATAAAAAAAATGTCCATTTAATTTGTGGAAGTTCTGAAGAAGAACTTCCAAAAGTATTAGAGAGTATTAATGATCCTTTTGTTTTGTGGTTAGATGCTCATTGGTCTGGTGGAGATTATATTGGTGAATTGATGAATGTTTATTTACCGAAAGAAATTAATGCTATACAAAAATATTCGGAAAAATTTAATGATAGTGTAATTATGATAGATGATATGAATCAGTATATGGGGGATAAAAATTTCTGCACAGAAATTGAGAAACTAATTAATGATATTAAAAAAACAGGATCAATTGAATATATTGAATCTTATTACTCTACACATTTGGTTAAGTTGTAATTAAATGAATAAAAATCAAATAGTAATATCTAGATTTAATGAAAATTTAAATTGGTTGAATAAATGGAGAAGTGAATTTGATATTATTGTTTATAATAAAGGTGAACAAATAAATGATAATGAATATGAATATGTAAATATTCCTAATTATGGAAGAGAATCACATACTTATCTTTATCATATTGTAAAAAATTATGATTCTTTACATAATGGAACAATATTTCTTCAAGGAGATATAACAGATATTGGTGTTAATGTTTTTAATAATTTGATGCAATATGTTGTAGAGATTGATGATAAAGGATTCTCTGCTAGTAATATTGGTTTTTTTAATGAAACTTTGTGGAATGATATTAATTTTCTTTCTGATCCAAAGTATAAAGATCAAGTTGAAAGTGGATTTTTAAAATTAAGTCAAATTAAGTTTAAAGATTACGTAAAAAAATATTTTAATAAAATACCACAACTAACTCCTGTTTCTTGGTGTGGATGTTTTGGAGTTAGAAAGGATTTTATTTTATCTAGACCAAAAGAATTTTATGAAGATCTTTTAAAATCAATTCCAGAATATCATACTCCAGAAGAGGCACATTTCTTAGAAAGAATGTGGGCTTATATTTTTACTGAAAATAATTGGAATTATTGATAATTTATGTATGATTACTTAATTGTTGGATGCGGTTTATTTGGAGCAACTTTTGCAAGACTTGCTACTGATGTAGGAAAGTCTTGTATTATTGTAGATAAAAGAAATCATATTGCAGGGAATTGCTATACGGAAAATGTAGAAGGAATTAACGTCCATAAGTATGGACCTCATATTTTCCATACAAGCAATAAAATAGTTTGGGATTTTGTAAATAGATTTGCTGAATTTAATAATTATATTCATTCCCCAAAAGCTTGGTATAAGAATAAAATATATTCTTTGCCATTTAATATGAATACATTTTATGAATTGTGGAATACTGCAAATCCTCAACATGCAAAGTTAATTATAGATTCTCAAAAATTTAAAGATTTTCCTACAAATCTTGAGGAACAAGCATTGTCTCTTGTCGGTAAAGATATCTATGAAATTTTAATTAAAGGATATACCGAAAAACAATGGGGAAGACCTGCCACTGAACTTCCTTCTTTTATTATTAAAAGACTTCCTTTAAGGTTTACATTTGATAATAATTATTTTAATGATAGGTATCAAGGAATTCCTATAGGGGGATATACTAAAATGTTTGAAAAAATTTTGGATGGCATTCCCATTAAATTAAATTGTGATTACTTTTCGGATAGAGAATATTATAATTCTTTAGCAAATACTGTAATTTATACTGGATGTATAGATGAATTTTTTGATTATGAATTTGGTAAACTTGAATATAGATCTTTAAAATTTGATACTGAAATTCTAAATGTTGATAATTATCAGGGAGTTTCCCAATTGAATTATACTTGCAATATTAAAAAGTGGACTAGGATAGTTGAACATAAACATTTTGAAAAAACAGATACTAATAAAACAATAATTACAAAGGAATATTCAAAAAAATATGAAGAGGGACTTGTTCCGTATTATCCAATAAATGATGAATTTAATCAATCTATATACAAAAAATATCAGGAAAAAAGCAAAACCTTGAAAAATTTTGTATTTGGGGGTAGACTATCTGAATACAAATATATGGATATGCACGTAGTAATTGAATCTGCCTTTAATAAATTTAAAACAAGTATAAAATAGAGTATGAAATTAAACAAAGTTTTTGTAATTCATTACACTAGATTAAAAGAAAGAAGAAAAAAAGTTTTAGAAATTTTTAAAAATATTCCTATTCAATATGAATTTATTGAAGAATATGATAAAGATGACTTTACTAAAGAAATTGTAGACCAATTTTATAAAGCAGACAAAGATATGTTTGAGCATAAAATTGAAACTGCTTTTAATCCTCCTGAATGGGATTTGAGAGAAAATTGGTTTAGAGTTTTAAATGATGCTGAAATTTCTTGTACTATTAAGCATATTTGTGCTTTAAAAAAAGTTTCAGAACAGGAAGATGATTTTTGTTTAGTGGTTGAAGATGATATTTTGCCTTCATTTGAAAATCCTTTTGATAAAATAGATTTAATAATTGAACAAGCACCAAAAGATTGGGATGCAATTTTTTTGGGTCAAGGTTGTGGGTATGATTTTATTTCTTCCAAAATTGATAATTTAAAACAAATTAGTGATAATTTATTTTATGTTCCTCCCCCTTCTACTAATTGTGCGGAAGCATATTTAATAAAAAAAGATACTGCGAAAAAAATCTATGAGTCAATTATTCCTTTTCAACTTGTAAGTGATTGGGAATTGGCATATCAATTTTATAAGTTAAATATGAATGTGTACTGGTCACTCCCATCACTGTTTTATCAGGGATCTAAAAGTGGTGATTATAATTCAACTTTGAGGTAATTAAATGTCTTACGGATTGCATAATTTGGATGAAAAAATTTTAAAGATTTTAAATTTTGAAAATGGATTTTTTGTTGAGGCAGGAGCAAATGATGGGATTTCCCAATCAAACACTGCTTTATATGAATTTGAGTATGGATGGAAAGGTTTATTGGTAGAACCTAATTTTAAAAAATATCTTGAATGTAAAGCACATAGAAAAAATTCTATAGTGGAAAATTGTGCTTTAGTTAGTCATAATTATGATAAAAAAACTATTACTGGCAATTTTAATCATACTGGATATGCAGAGTCATTGACTGCAATGGTTTATGATTCTGGAGATTGGTGTGATGAAATTTTAAAAGAACATAAAGATTTGATTGCAAATGATTTAACAGAGGTCCCCGCAAAAACAATTGATGAACTTTTGGAAAAACATAAAATAAACCATATTGATTTGTTTTCCTTAGATGTAGAAGGATATGAAATATCTGCACTTAATGGATTGACTTTTGAAAAGGTTTCACCTACTTATTTTCTTATAGAAACTGCCAGTTGGGATCATAGAAGAAAAGTTATAATAGACTATATGATATCAAAGGGATATTCCATAGAAATGGATGATGAACTTGGAGTTAATGACATACTTTTTAAAAAGAATGATATATGAAAAAAATAGCTTGTATTAAATTTGCTGGATTGGCATCAGGAGGAACTGAAAAATCATTGCAAAACATTGCGATGATTCTATCTCAACAAGATGATTATGTTGTTGATTATTATTATACTAATGCAGCACCCTTTTTAAATCATTGGTTTGTTCACCCAGACAATGATGAAGAACGTAAACAATGGGTAGAATCATTCGGTATTAATACAATACCTGTTTATGTTGAGTCTAAAGACGGTCACAATTCTCCATTTATTTGGAATAATACTAATTTTTGGGATCTTTTTAATGAAACTGATTATGATGTAATCCAAACTGCTAGGGGTGGATATTCAGAATACCCTTTCAATTTAATTAACAAAACAAAAATTGTTGATAGCATTCATGGGGATGGGGGAGAAGATAAAGATAATATTGTAAAAGCAATTTTAATATCAAACTGGCAGGCAAATAAATGGGCAAACAATGGAGGTAATATTAAAAAGGCAGTTGTTATACCAAATTTAGTCTCTGTTCCTAAAAAATTTAAATCTAATCTTAGGGAACAACTTGGTATTCCTGAAGATGCTTTTGTTTATGGATTTCATCAAAGAGATGATTTAAATCTTTTTTCTCCAGTTTCTCTATATGCATATTCAATGATATCTGATTCCAATAATCATTTTATTTTACTTGGAGGAAGTACTAAGCACAGAGAATTGGCAAAGCAATTAGATTTAAAAAATATACACTTTATTGATTTTTCATCAAATCAAGAATTAATTCATAATTTTCTTAGTGCAATTGATGTATACGCACACGCAAGAATTGATGGTGAAGTTTGTTCTGTTGCAATAATTGAGGCAATGTATCACGGAAAACCAATTGTTACACACCCAGGAACTGTATCTATGGGGCATTTGGAGCAGATAGACGGATGTGGTTATATGGCATATACTGTTGAAGATTATGCAAATAAACTTAAATCAATTCAAGATAATAAAGATCTTTATCGTGAAATGAGTGAAAATACATTGAATAAATATTTTGAAAAATACTCTTACGATAAAGTAAAACAACAAATTATTGATCTTTATTCTGAGATTATATAAAAAATTAATTTTTAAAATTGAGGATTTAGTATAAAAATGAAATCATTAGTAACTGGTGGTGCTGGATTTATTGGGTCTCATATTGTAGATAAACTATTGGAATTGGGACATGATGTAATTGTTATTGATAATGAATTTTCCGATGTTCATGAGCAATTTTATTGGAATTCAAAAGCACAAAATTATAAGTATGATATTCGGGATTATGAAAATACTCGACCTTTGTATGAAGGTGTGGATTATGTATTTCATCTTGCTGCTGAGGCAAGGATTCAACCAGCAATTTTAAGTCCT